CCGCGGCCCCCGGGCGGCGGCTTCTTTTAAGGGGGCTGCGCCCCAAACCCCTAATTCCTTTTGAAAACAAACAAAGACGAGGTACCAAATATTTATGAAAAAAGTAGTAACAACCCTAGAAAACCTAAAAGAAGCTAGCAAAATTTCTGACAAAACAAGCATTTTGGAAGAAGTGACAGACCCTGTCACAAAACGTGTTTTGAACTTTTTGGGTGATCCAAACCAAGTGATTGGTTTGTCCACTAAAAAAATTCAAAAAGCTGTTGAAATGGTCGCTCACGACTTGACCCTTCCAGAGCTCTTGGACTATTTGTTGGAACACAACACTGGAACTGAAAATGAAATTGGTATGGTGCAATATTTCATCAACCAATACGATGAACACACCAAAGATGTTCTTGCTCAAGTGATTGGAAAATCATGGACCACAACAGTTGGAGCGAGCCTCCTCAACAAAGTGTACGGTGTTGATTTCATTCCTGTATTCGATGTGCAATTGGCTTTCCCTTATGACAAAAAAATCCAAGGGTACAAAGATGACGCTGTTTTTGTTGTTACGCAAAAATTGGACGGTTTCCGTGCAGTTGTTGAAGTCAAAGACGGAAAAGTGCTTTCTGTTAAAACTCGTAAAGGGAAAGTCATTGACGGACTTAGCCAATTGAAAGCGGATATTGAACGTGTTGTGGACACCAATCTCGGTCACTTCATTTTTGATGGCGAATTGCTCCTTGAAGATCCTGAAGACAAATGGACAAGTGGTGAGCGCTTCCAAAAAACTGGCCAAATGATTTCAGCTGACGGAGAATGTGACGGCCTTGGCTATAACATTTTTGACGCCCTTCCTTATGCAGAATTTGCTGCTGGAAAGTCAAAACTTCCATATATTGAACGCCGTAAAAACTACCTTGAAACCTTCACAGCTGGGGAATTAGTTCGTGCTATTCCAGTTCTTGGAACAGCTGACAAAGCTGGCATTCCAGCTTGGAGTGATTATGCAACAGCTCAAGGTTTTGAAGGGGTCATGCTCAATGATCCAAATGCTAAATATGAAACCAAACGCACCAAAGGTTTGCTCAAAGTGAAGAAAATGCATACAGCCGACCTCTTGGTTGTTGGTTTTGAGGAAGCTATCGATGGTAAAAACCGTGGTGGACTTAAGTCCCTCATCGTTCAATTGGATGAAGACAATACCTTTAACGTATCATCTGGTTTGACCGAAGAACAACGCGAACATATTTGGAACAACCAAGAGGAATACCTTGGTAAAATTATTGAAATTAAGTTCTTTGAGGAAACCACAAACAAAAACGGTGGACGCTCTCTTCGCTTCCCTGTTGTATTAGGCTTCCGTGATGATAAGACCATCGAAGATGTGAATATTGACTAAGCTCGGGCTAACCGGGCTTTTTCTTTTTTTTGTGAAAGGAAAACACTATGAAACGGACAAAAATTCATGAAAGTTATGTCGTAGACGAGAAAATCTTCAGCAATCGTTACGAGGCTGAAAAATATCGTGACGAACTTGACAGTAAACAGTTTAACAACTATCCAAAATCATCGTTTGATACGATTGTTTACTACGAAATTTATACCCATCACGGTGACCGTTCCAATGCCCACACTTGTTGTAATGGTGCCTTCAGTGACGCCGCTATTGCCTATCGAGAAATGCAAAATTACTCAAATGATTGGTGTTCCAACGGTACTGGCTGGATGGAACAAGTGACCATTAAAAAAGGAACCAACGGAAAGGTCATTATCGAACGCGAACAAATTTATAAAAATTGATTAAGCTCGGGTTTCCCGAGCTTTTTCTTTTTTTTTTGAAAGGAAATACACGCAATGCATTATCCCACAGATAATGAACTTCATGACATTTATTTGTCGCATAGCCCTACGGTACAAGAACTCGAAATGTATCGAGTGTATTGCGAATATAAATCCACATTAAAGAACATTGACCTAAAACTTGAAGCCACAAAAGCAGTACCGACCATTCTAGAAGAGACCATGAGCGTGGCACAACTATTTGAGTCAGGAAGCCCCCTATGGGCACAGCCATATAGTATCTCTGAATTATGTTTCATCATTCCTATGAGGGAAAGTATTAGTGATGAAGTGTTCATCCAGTTGCTACAACAAGCATCCGACTACGATACACTTGCACGTGGACTCATTGAGGCTTTGTGAGGAATTAGAAAGGAACTATAACACAATGACTAATCCGATTGACAAATTGATTGAAACCATTTTAATAAACATCGATAGTGATCCCAATCTTAAAAATGAACTTCTGAATGACCTAACAGAAGAAACCAAACATTATTATGACATCCTTCATACTCGTGCTGAGCAAGGACAACCTGTTGAAGAACTGGAATTAGAGATGTTAACCGAAAAAATTCATAAAGACATTCGGGCGAACCGTATCCTCATTACAGGTAAATTTGATACAAGCGAGCGCGCAAACCCACTAGATATTGTCTATGGATTTGACGTAAAAAAGCGAGAGCAACTAATTGCAAAGTTCAAAGCAATGCCAAATATCGAATATGTGCGCACGAGCCTGGCGTCAACACACGATGAATTCCGATATTAAGAAAGGAACCTAAATGGACAAGAAAAGTATCCATGAATGGGCGCGGATCTTTGCAGGCCAAGGGCTTGTGGCAATTTGCGATGTTGACCGCCTATACGGTAAAATGCTCCGAAAAACACAAGCGAGTGGACTCTGGGAAAGTGCTGAAACAGAGCTACGACTCAACCGCGAGGTGCGAATCTTTAGCGAAAGTGAAGCACGTGAAATCGCAGAAGCTTGTTTGCCTATCAAACCACAAACTCCAAAAGCCAAAACGCCACGTACCATCAAAGGTGCCGTGTGTGGAACGACGGAAGGCAAACGAGAAACATTAAAACGTATTTTGCTTGCGGAGCGAAAGCGTGAGAAAGTGGTTTGCGCCTTGATTGATTAGTGCCTCGCGCAGACTCCATCCAAACAAAGTTTGGGTGGTGTGAGCGAGGTGTCCTTATAATTTGACGATTTCATGAAGCCTGGTCATTTCAGGTTCTTTCTGATATAATATAAGTATACTAAAAGAAAGGAGACGACATCATGAACATAACGTCAAGTTATGCGATGAAGTTAACTGGTGATTTAAAAGCCTTAGAAAACACCATCGTTATTTATCGTAATGCCCTTCGTTTTGTGATCCCCATTGTGGATACACATTGGGATGACGTGAAGGATTTTGAGTTTTCCAATCAGCGTATGATGTACGTTGAAAAACTTGTTCATTCTACTACTAAGAGTCAGGCTCGTTATACCTTTGATGAGGAATTTCCCAAATTTCCTTCATATTTACGTAGAGCTGTGCTTAATCGCGCTCTTGGTATCGTCTCCTCTTATCGTAGTAACTTAGCTGATTGGGAAGAGAAGAAAGTGGAGTTGGAAGAAAAAGGTAAGAAAATACCTCAGCGTCCTCGTTTGAGCACTCGTCATTTTGACTGCCCTGCTTATTATAAAAATAACCTTTTCCGCAATTTCGACCCGGTCAAACAAACCATCGAACTCAAAGTGTTCAAAAATGGCGATTGGGTCTATGAAGTTTATCAACTTAAAACCTCTGATTGTAGGTATTATCAAACTTATTTGACTGGTAAGAAACAAAACGTTCCTATCATTCAGAAGAAAGGGCGTCGTTTTTATGCGACCTTTTCTTATGAGGAAAAGGTTCCGTTGGTTAAAGAAGAATCCATCAGCAAAATCTGCGCCGTGGATTTAGGTTTGAATACGGACGCTACGTGTACCATTATGGACCAAGACGGTACGGTTTATGCACGAACATTCATTTCGTTTAGCAAAGAGCACGACCGACTGAACACACAACTAGGGCGTATCAAACGCAATCAAAAACGAGGTTCTCGTCGCAATAAACGGCTTTGGCGAGGCGTGGCTGGAATCAGCCAAGATATTGCCGATAAGACGGTCAAGGCAATCCTTGACTTTGGAAATGAACATGGTGTTGATGTTTTCGTTCTTGAGTATTTAGACTTTAAGGGCAAAAACATCGCCAAACGTGCTCATTTCTGGCGCTATAAACGCATCTATAAAGTGTTAAGCCAACGAGCTCATCAATACGGTTTGCGTATTGCGCGCGTTAACGCACGATATACTAGCCGTTTAGCCTTTGATGGGTCTGGCTGGTCCAAACGTGGACGTGAAATTGCACCTGAAACACCTTATGCTGAGATGCGGTTTCCAACAGGCAAAACCTACAATGCGGATTTAAACGCATCTTATAACATCGGTGCCCGATATTTCATTCGGCACCTATTAAAAACCGTTACGGCGACGCAACGGTTAGCACTTGAGGCAAAAGTTCCTCAGGTAGCTAAGAGGAGCACCTGCACCTTGTCTGACCTCATTAACCTAAGAAGTGAATTTGTCGCTTTGACGACAAAAACTCAGGCTTCACCCAAAACGTGAAGTTCCAAGAGTCTTCTTGGACTATTTGGTTTAGCTCGTCGCAAACGCGAAGACTAATCGGAACACCACTTTAGTGGTTGTTTTTTTTTGTTGTTTCTTTACATACATGTTAGAATGTGATATAATAGTGATATCCAATAGAAAGGAATAATTTGCATGCAAATTAATAAACGAAAACAACTTGTTATTGGCGCAACAGCCTTGGGCGCTCTTGTGGCAACAGCTACAACCGCTCACGCGGAAGTCAATCGTCGAGTTGAAAAAATTCCATTTAAAACCGAAACCCGGGAAGATCCAACACTTCCGAGAGGTGAGCGTAAGGTTATCCAGCCAGGTGTCGAGGGTGAAAAAGAAATTGTAACCACGACTACTGCGGATGTTCCGGGTCAAGCTGGTACAGCAAGCGGTCAAGTGTCATTTACAACCAAAGCGTCTGTTACAACGTCAAACGAAATCAAACCTCGTTCAATTTTTGCAATTATTGATAATTCGGGGTCTGTAAATGGCGGTGATGATTCGCGTATTCGCAGTAGCTTTATCCCATTATTGCAAACAATGGGTCCAAATGATCAGATTCAAATTGCAACCTATGGTGTTAACCAAGCGACATCTTATTTCTCTAATGGTGCTAATGACCGTGAACGCATGGTGACGAAAATGATGAATCGTGACGAGTTCGCTAAATTCGTGGAAGAAGTTCTTTCTCCTAAGACGGGTACTACTCGTGAAGCTATTTTGAAACAGAACCTTGTATATGATTTTAAAGGTGTCAAACAATCTGGTTCGTCGTATGAGTTCGAAGATATTTTCGATGCGGCTCGCAATAAAGATTACACTCCTGTGGTCATGCAGTTCACAGACAGCTGGGAATACGAAGAAGAAATTGATAGTTCTTTTGCAGAATGGTCCAAAGCTCACGCTAAGACGTTTATGTCTGTGATTTATGGTTCGGGTCGTGCTCAGGTTGCTATGAAGAAAGCGGGTCACCCAAATATCTTCTTGGCACAAGGCGAATTCACTACTGATTCAGACCAAACGAAGAAAGTTTTGGAACAAATTAAAGCCACTACAACTGAAGTTGTCAAGAAAGGCGCAAACCAAACAGTCAATGTTTCGATCGGAGGTCAAGGGGTTACTGTGACGAAGGCGACGTTGAAGGGCGCTGTTACAAAAGAACTTCCTATTAAAGACGGTAAGGTTGAATTCAGCGAAGCATTACCTGACGGCTCCTACACGTTGGATTATGAAGCTAAGGGTAGTGGTACTTTGAAATCAGTCGTGGCAGTTGATGGCAAAGAAGTTGGTAATAAGACAGTTGAATTAAAAGGCACATCTGGTCAAAAAGGTGAGACGAAGACTGTTGAAAATGTTATCAAACAACCAGTGAACGAAATCATTGCCATCGGAACGCAAGAAGCCGCTAAAACGGACCGTAAAATCATCAAAATTCCATTCAAAACCATTGAGGAAGAAGATGAAAACTTGAATGAAGGTGTACGAAAAGTCATTCGTCCGGGTGTTGAGGGTGAAAAAGAAATCATCACTACGACCATTCCAGGTACCACCGCTACACAAGGTCAAGGTTCTGGGACCATTACTGTGACGACCAAATCATCAACGTCGACTAAGACTGAAACCAAGGGTCGCTCTATCTTCATGCCTGTGGACGGTTCCGGTTCAACCGGCTTTGGTACCCGTAAGAACATCCTTGAAGACTTGGACGCCATCATCAAGAGCTTGAGCGACAAGGACCAAATCCAATTGGCCTTCTATGAAGACAACAATGCTAACTCCTATGCATCCTACGGTGATGGTCCAAAGGCTTCTCCGACGACTATCATGATGACCAAGGCCCAAGCGGTCAAATTGATTGATTATGTTCAGTCGCATAACACCGGGTACGCATGGGTCGATGCTGTTAATGCTTTGGGTCTACGCGCCAAAAATGCACCAGCCGGAACACCGTATGAGGATATTTATGAAGCCTCACGTGATAAATCCTTAACTCCTGTTATCATTCAGTTAACTGATGGTTGGACAACTGAGGAAGATATTGACCATTCATTTGCTAAATGGGCCAAAGACCATGCCAAAACTTTCATGAGTATTGTGTATGATACGCAAGCTTCAACAGCTAACAAAAAAATGATTGAAGCTGGTCACCCAAATATTTTCTTAGCAGTTCCAAAAGGAAAAGAGTTGACGGCGGCTGAACGTAAAGCTGGTATTTTGAAGCAAATCGCAGCTACAACGACAGAAACCATTACCAAAGGTGAAGACCAAACCGTTCGAGTTACTTTGGGTGGTACTAGCGTCACTGTGACTAAAGCTACTATCAAAGGTGGTTCTCTCAACAAAGACCTACCTATCAAGGACGGTAAGGTTGATTACAGTGAAAAACTCCCAGATGGTACCTACACCATTGAATATCAAGCGTCCGGTAACGGTACACTCACATCGACAACTTATGTCAATGGTCAACAAGCTAGCACCAAAGACTTGAAACTTGGGGACTCATCAGGAACAACCCTTCGCTTGACAAGTAATTCAACAGCCAAAGACAATGGTGACGGTACTTATACACAAACCATTACTGTGGATTATGATCCAGCTCGTGATGGGAACGTTGTGGCTCCAGACCCACGCTTTCATGATCCATCCGACAACTTACCACCAGTACGTTATGGGTACTTTGGTGGTTCTACAGGCAAGGCCTTAACGGTTCGTTTGACCGGTCCTGGGGGTGTTGAGTATCTGGATCAAAATGGAACATTCTTAAAGGCTCCAAAGTTAACGAAAGGAACATACACCTTAACGTATACCTTCAGACTTGAAGACAACCCCGTTGCGGGGACTACGCCAGGTGTTCTCGAAATTGGTAAAGCCAAAGCTGAGAAACGCGATGCCTTTGAAGAAGTACCAAAAACGGCCACACCAGATAAGACAACTCACAGTGAACGTATCATCAAAGAACCGATTGATGAAATCGTCCATATCGGTATTGGTGGCACCGTGACGGAATCCAAAAAGGAACCAATTCCATTTGCTACTGAAATCATTGAAGATGAAAGCATGATGGAAGGTGAGGAAAAAGTAACGGTCGAAGGAATGACGGGTGAAAAAGAAATTTTGACCACCTACAAGACCAAGAAAGGCCAAAAAGTAGGAAATCCAATTTCGACATCTGAGCATGTTACCAAACACATGCGCACCAAGATTATTCACCGTGGTGTCAAAGGTTCTGTAACGGAAAAAGAAAACGTCGAATTGCCATACACCACTAAGTTGGTTGAAGACGATACACTTCCACTCGGCGAACAAAAAGTTGTCCAAGCTGGCGTGAAAGGAAATAAAGAAATCACCCGTACATGGACTACTCAACGCAAGTTGAAAGTTGGTGACCCGACGTCAACTGAAAAGGTGACCAAAGAACCTGTTGAAGAAATCATCCATGTGGGAACCCGTGAAGGAGTCATGGATACTGCGTATGAAGTGATTCCGTATGAAACCCGCTATGTGGATGACCCAACACTTGAAGCTGGTAAAGAAGTTGTGGTGGTCGAAGGTGTTAATGGTCAAAAAGCCATTAACAAATTCTACTCGGTTTCAAAAGGTAAGGTAGTGTCTGAGATTGACGCTCAAGCTCACGTACTTCGCCATCCTACTGACAAGGTCATTCACCGTGGAACTGGCGTCAAACCTGAAGCTCCTAAGGTAGAAGAACCTAAAGTGGAAGAACCTAAAGTTGAAACACCAAAAGTGGAAGAACCTAAGGTAGAACCTAAAGTGGAAGAACCTAAGGTAGAACCTAAAGTGGAAACACCTAAGATTGATGAACCGAAGGTAGAAACACCTAAGGTAGAGGAACCTAAACCGGAAACTCCGAAGGTAGAAACACCGAAAGTGGAACCTAAAGTTGAAACACCGAAAGTTGAAACTCCAAAAGTGGAACCTAAGGCAGAAACACCGAAGGTAGAACCTAAAGTTGAAACCCCTAAAGTGGAAACTAAACAACCACAAACAGCTAAAGAACTACCTAAGACTGGTGACGCTGGTATGTTGACCAATGTGCTAGGTATGGGTGCAATGGCTATTGGTGGATTGTCTGTCCGTCGGAAACGTCGGAAATAGAAACGAAAATCAAGCCGTTCGGCTTGATTTTTTTAATTTTGCGTGCATTTTTGCAGTTTTTGTGATATACTAATGATATCCAATAGAAAGGAATTTAATTTGCATGCAAATTCGTAAACGTAATCAACTCATGGTCGGAGCGACCGCTTTGGGAGCACTTGTGGCTACGGCTACAACAGCTCACGCGGAAGAAACCAATCGTCGAGTTGAAAAAATTCCCTTCCAAACCAAAACACAAAATGATCCGACGCTTCCAAAAGGTGAACGCAAGGTCATTCAAAAAGGTGTGGAAGGTGAAAAAGAAATTATCACTACTCCCGGCTCTTCAACCTCATCAACGCGTAAACCGGTTGATGTTATTGTTCCTTATGATGTGTCCGGTTCAACATCAGGTGGTGAATCAGAATTAGCCCACTTGGAAGCTGTTGCCAAACAAGGAGCTGATGATACCCGCTATCTCATTATCGGATATGATGATGGGAATGCTAAAGATGGGTTTATGACAGCCACTAGTGGTAATGGTGGAGCTAAACTCTCTAAAATTACGAAAATGTTGTCTAAACAACAGATTTTGGACTTTGTTGCCAAAGTTCGTGCCCTCAAACCTCAGTCTAATCAAGACGGTTCGTGGCCATGGGATAAAGCCATGCGCGCACTAAACCTCTATGATCCTGCGTATATGAATGATGACGGTACAACCAAGCAAGCCGGTGTCACCTATGAAGCTTTGTTTGACCAAGTTCGTGATAAAAACAAAGAAGTCGGAATTCTCTGGTTTACTGATGAATGGGAACCTACAGAAACATTGGATACCTCTTTCTTTGATTGGGCGCAAAAGAACCATGGGGATCACTTCTTGACGGTTGTCTACGGTGGTGAAGGCTCTAAATCCTACCAAACCTTGAAAGCTGCTGGTCAAAAAGAAGTGCTAACGACAGCAGGTAAGGATTCAACTGCCCTCGCAAAAGAAATTGCGGATAAGTTTACGAGCCTCGTGACTATTACCACACCAGGTAAAGCTACGACAACCGAAAAAGTCATCAAAGAACCTGTTGATGAAATCATCGCTGTCGGAACGCAAGAAGCGGCACAAACGGACCGTAAAGTCATCAAAATTCCATTCAAAACCGTTGAGGAAGAAGATGAAAACTTGAATGAGGGTGTACGCAAGGTCGTTCGTCCGGGTGTTGAAGGTGAGAAAGAAATTATCACTACAACCATTCCAGCATCAGCCCCTTCAGTTGTCAAAACTGCATCAGGAACCGTTGATTTTGATATCAAAGCTGGTACTTCTACCTCTAAGGAAACAACCCGTAAACCAGTTGATTTGCTTGCTATCATTGATACCTCTAGTTCCATGGTAAACAACTTTGGTCGCGCACTTGATTCGACCCTCGCTTTGGTTCGTTCATTGAATGATAATGACCAAATTACCTTTGCTCATTATGGTTTCAATAATACGGATACCTACAATACTGGTAATCGTCCAGCTAATACCAACATTATCGGGGGTTCCAAGTCAACCTATCAAGGTGCTATGACGCAACCCATGACCAAAAAGGATGCGATCGCTTATCTTGAAAAAGCCAAACAATTCAAGGTGACCCCTGCTGGTGTTCACTTGGATGAATTCATTGCGGACATGAAAAAACAAGGTGTTAAATTCCGCGAGGATGAAAACAAGAACTACCAAGACATTTATATGGAACATCATAAAGCGGACAGCACCATCTCCGTTATCCAATTCACTGATGGTTGGATGGAGACAGAAGACATCGATAAGGACTTTGCTACTTGGGCAACCAAGAACGCCAAAACCTTCATGACCGTTTCCTATAAAAATGATTCCGGTGCAAATGGTGGACCAACTGACCGCTCTATCCGTAAAATGACAGAAGCTGGTCACAAGAACATCTATGATGAACGCAAAGAAGCGATTGACAATGCCAAAATCGTTCAACAGTTTGAATCGACAGCTACTGAAAAAGTAACGGTTACGAAACAAGATGTGAATGTTGATGTGGCTTTGACTATTCCTAATGGAGCGAAACTTGAATCAGCGCAATTGACAACACCAAATGGTCCTGTTCAATTGACGGTCAATGGTAATGTGGCTAGCTATTCCGGTAAGAAAATTCCTGATGGTCATTACACATTGACCTATAAGGTTTCTGGTAATGATGGGGATGTGAAAGTGGTTGTGACACAAAATGGAAAAGAATTGCTTTCTAAAACCAACACCCTGACAGGTGGTACTGCTAATTCCTTGCGCTTGACCAAGAATTCAACAGCCAAAGACAATGGTGATGGAACCTATACTCAAACCATGACACTTGACTATGATCCAGCCCGTGATGGGGAAATTATTCCACCAGATCCTAGTATTCCAATGACCAATGATCCTAATCAGCATCAGATTATCATTACAGGCGCGTTCGGCGGAAAAACAGTGAAATTTCTCAAGTACAGCTTGAAAGGCCCAAATGGTGAACGCTTTGATCCCAAAACTGGCGATCTCAAGAAAGACATGGACCATCCAAAAGGGGCGTACACCCTCACATACACCTTCAGGCTCGAGGACAATCCTGTTGCCGGTGATGTTACGGGGTTGTTGATGATAGGTAAAGCTAAAGCTAAAATAGTGGATACATTTGAAGCTGTACCACAACAACCTGCAACTCCAGCTAAAACAACGACCACGGAAAACATCATCAAGCAACCGGTTGACGAAATTGTGCATATCGGTATTGGTGGTACGGTGACGGAATCCAAGAAAGAACCAATTCCATTCGCTACTGAAATCATCGAAGATGAAGCGATGATGGAAGGTGAAGAAAAAGTCACTGTCGAAGGGATGACAGGTGAAAAAGAAATTTTGACCACCTATAAGACCAAGAAAGGTCAAAAAGTAGGAAATCCAATTTCAACATCTGAGCATGTTACTAAACACATGCGCACCAAGATTATTCACCGTGGTGTTAAAGGTTCCGTAACGGAAAAAGAAAACGTCGAAATCCCATACACAACTAAAATTGTTGAAGATGACAGCCTTCCACTTGGCGAACAAAAAGTTGTTCAAGCTGGCGTGAAAGGAAACAAAGAAATCACCCGTACATGGACCACTCAACGTAAGTTGAAAGTCGGAGACCCGACTACTTCTGAAAAGGTTACGAAAGAGCCGGTTGAAGAAATCATTCATATCGGAACCCGTGAAGGGGTTATGGATACCGAGTATGAAGTGATTCCTTATGAAACTCGCTATGTCGATGACCCTCTGCTAGAAGCTGGTAAAGAAGTGGTTGTAGTTGAAGGTGTCAACGGTCAAAAAGCCATTAACAAATTCTACTCACTTGCCAAAGGTAAGGTCGTGTCTGAAATCGATGCCCAAACCCATATTCTTCGCCACCCAACCGACAAGGTCATTCACCGTGGTACTGGTGTGAAACCAGAAGCTCCTAAGGTAGAAGAACCTAAGGTAGAAACCCCTAAGGTAGAAGAACCTAAAGTTGAAACTCCTAAGGTAGAAGAACCTAAGGTAGAAACCCCTAAGGTAGAAACACCGAAAGTTGAGACTCCTAAGGTAGAAGAACCTAAAGCTGAAACTCCTAAGGTAGAAGAACCTAAAGCTGAAACTCCTAAGGTAGAACCAAAAGTGGAAACTCCTAAGGTTGAAAAACCTAAGTTGGAACCTAAGGTTGAGACTCCTAAAGTTGAAACACCTAAGGTTGAAGAACCTAAAGTTGAAACTCCTAAAGTAGAGGAACCTAAGGCAGAAACTCCAAAAGTTGAAACACCTAAGGTTGAAACACCTAAGGTAGAACCTAAAGTGGAAACTCCAAAAGTTGAAACTCCAAAAGTTGAGAAGCAAGCACAAAGTGCCAAAGAACTTCCAAAAACTGGGGATGCTGGTATGTTAACGAGCCTCTTCGGTATGGGTTCCATCGCTCTCGGTGGACTCTCCATCCGTCGGAAACGTCGGAAATAGAAACGAAAATCAAGCCAGAGGCTTGATTTTTTTTAATATTGCGTGCATTTCTGCGGATTTTGTGATATACTAGAGATAGAACAAAGAAAGGATATCATTTTTTCATGAAACAATTAATGAAATCATCAGCCATGGTTGGGTTGACAACCTTGTCAAGTCTCATGGCTGCGGGAACTGCATCTGCAGATACCCAAGACCTCGCACTCCACGAAAAGGGTGATGATGTCAAAATGGAAGCATGGCGCACAGATGTTGCCCGTGTCGAAGCTGAAAATGCTCAGGCGGAAGCTGATGCTAAGAATGCAGCTGCAACCACTACTGAAAGCACCACTACAACTGCTGTGTCTGACGACAGCGACAAACGTGAAGCTATGGAAGAACGAAACCGTGTCTTGCGCAATCAATACCACGAAAAATATCGTGATTACATAGACGCAGTGAATGAAGGTCGTACGGATGTTCCTGAGCCAACGAAGCCGGTCTATGAAACCATGTTGCCTGCCTCTAAAGCGAGTAAAGCAACCTCTACAGACTTTACCATTGTTCGTTGGGATGAAAAAGCCCTTCCAAACGGCCCACAATTGGAATTCTACAAGGAAGCTGGAAATGTTGTTGAAAACAAACCAGTAGCGCCTGCTGAAACAAAACCAAAAGGTGAAGCCCTTGCAGAAGCTCCAACCCCTGAAAATGCGTTGACCTTGTCTGAAGGTCTTACTTCAGCAAGTAACTCTAAAGAGGTTGCAGGTGACGTCCCTACACCGGACAATGCCTTGACCAATACTACGGAACAAAAGTCTAAAGAAGCTATTGGTGAAGCTCCAACACCAGAAAAAGCTGAAGGAGCTGATACACACCTTGATAAAAAAGAGGACCAAACATCGAAAGATACCAAAGCTCCAACCAAAACATCTTCAGGTGACTCCGTCAACACCGCTAAAATGGACAAGAACAAATTAGTGAAGGTTCGTTGGGTGGACGCTTCAGGAAAAGACCTTAAAGCTGCTGAAAGTGCGGCACCAGCTAATTTACCAACTCATGGCGATATCGATGGATACAACTATGTGACTGCACGTCAAGATGATAAAGCGGGTGAAGTATTGTATGTGTTTGCGAAAAAATCAGGTGATGAAGTCAAAACATCATCTAAAGAAGCGGAACAACAAGCTCCGGCTAAACAAGAAGCTAAACAAACACAACCTGCTCAACAAGCACCATCAGCTAGTACACAACCAGCACAAACACCATCAACTAATACACCAACTCCTGCACAACCAGCACAAACTTCTGCACCACAAGCCAAACAGGCTCAAGCGCAAACTTCTACACCACAAGCAACTAAGACATCTGAACTCCCAACTACGGGTGACGCGGGAAGCATCTTAGGAGCTTTGAGTGTATTGCCTGCGGCGATTGCGGGACTTGCCCTTCGTAAGAAACGCGAAGACTAATCTAAGGGACGTAAGTCCCTTTTTTGCTTTTGTGAATGAATCAATCAAGACACCCTTCGGGGCGTCTTTTTGTTCGGTTAATCCGAACGTTGGCAACTTTATTATACCTGCCAAGTTTGTGAATTGGACGAATTTGGATTGAAATTTGGATTTTTTGTAAGCGTTCTCAAATCCCGGTATGAAGGGATTTTGAATTGTTTGAATATCAAAGCATCGATTTCACAAAAAAAATTTTTTCTGACCACTCATCAAAATTTTTCTAACTTTTTTTTAAAAAAGTAAAGGTTAGTAGAGAAAGTCAGTCATATCAGCACTTGTAAGCGCTAACAAAGAATCCAAATTGGAATCCAATTTTCTCCAAATCCATCCAAATGTCCTAAAAACGGCCAAATTCTACGAACTAAATCGTATTTTTAGGGTGTTTTGGGCCATTGTTCGGGACGTCCCGAACGTTTGACCAATCCAAATGCCAAATCTACTTCCCTTCGGGCTAAACGTTCGGAAAATCTGTTCGCTTCCTTCACTTGCAAGCTCAGTTATTTTGTGATATAATTGTGATATCAAATGAAAGGAACTATCGATGGAAAAATTAGTCATTATTTGTGAAAAACCATCGGCCGCTCGAGCTTTTGCGACCGCCTTAGGTGGGCGTACCGGCACCTTTGAAGGTGATGAATATGCCATTACGAACTTGTATGGACATATTATGGAACTCGGTAAGCCTGCTGAAGTTGCTGTCAAAGCCTACAAAGAGACTGTTGGTGATTTTGGTAACACACAAGGAATTCCATGGTCTCCTGATTATTTCAACTTTTATGACAAAAAGGTGAAATCAAATGTCGGAGACTTTACGGGTTATACGGATGCCTATAGTGCTGTCCAACAATATCTCAATGCTGGATATATTCCTGTTATCGCGAGTGACATTGACACCTATGGTGAAGGTGACTTACTGGTTCAAGAAATTCTCGACTCTCTTCATTATAAAGGGAAACGCTATCGTGAATACCATGTCTCAGAAACACCAAAAGATGTTCAAAAAGCCATTCGTGAGAAAAAGGAAGTGACCGACAAAGACCCGGCTTATATGACAGGGTTTACACGCTCAGCCTGTGATTTCTTGACCCAGCAATACACACGGGTTGCAACTATTGCTATTCAACAACAAGGATATCAACTTCCGGCTGTTGTACCCTTTGGTCGTTTGCAATCAGCTATTCTGACCATTGTCGGAGAACAATTGGATGCGATTAAGGCTTATAAGCCGTCCTCTGTGTGGGAAAGTCGCTACAAGTTAGACAACCTCATTCTAACAGCACCTGATCTCCCTCAATTTGCAACTAAGGAAGAATGGGAAGCTGGAGGGTTGCCTCTACAGGCTAAAGTCAAAAAGGTTAAGGAAGTACCGGGTTCAACCAAACCTCCGAAACCACTTAATTTGACCAAATTGTCTGCTATCATGAGTGGGCATGGTATGTCGGTCAAACGAACCCTTGAATTGGCGCAGAAAATGTATGAGAATGGAGACGGCTCCGGTCGAAATTACCTATCCTACCCACGTGCGGAAGAAGATTACGTCACAACTGAACAATTCAACGCTTTTCTCCCTCATGTGGATGAATACATTCAGTTGCTGGGATTACCTCAAGCGGCCTTCACCCATAGAACGCCTCGTCCAACCCACGTCAAGGACTCTGGAGCCCACGGGGCCCTTAGACCTGATGCGGTGCCAAAAAGCTTAGATGAACTAGACGCTAAATTTGGTAAAGGTGCAGGGTTGCTCTACAAAACCGTTACCGAACGATTCCTTCTCATGTTTCTTGAGGATACGGAATGGGTTCGGCACGAGTATGAAACGGTTGAGACGACACCCGTATTTAAAGGAAATGTCAAAGTCATTACCAAACAAGGGGTGGTCGATCCTGATGCGGATCCAGAAGATACAGTGACCACGCTTCCTGATTTGAACAAGATGGCGGAACTCTACCCGCATGAAGTGAAATCTGTGAAACCAGCTAATCCAACCACGGCTTGGTTGTTGAAACAGCTCGTTAAGCACGACGTTGGTACGGCCGCCACACAAGCCAAAACGGTTTCCGACATGACGGGCGCTACAGCCAAACATCCCCTCAAAGATGGTAAGGTCTTGAGCCTCTCTATTCTCGGTCAAATTGGTTATGAGGCAGCCAAAGGTACCCTTATCGGTTCCATTCAAGGGACGCGTTTCATGCAAGAATGTATCACGGCGGTTCGTAAAGGTGTCTTGACACCCGAACAAGCAATGAAGAAGTTCTCAGAAGCCATTACCAAAGATGTGGAAGTGCTCCGTTCTAAATCCTACCACTTGAATGATTTAGGGTTGCCGAAGAAAAAACCAAAAGAAATTGCTCAGGGGGTATGGAATGGTCAAACCATTCAATTCAACCGTCAGTACTCGAGTCACCGCTTTACGGATCAAGAAGTGGAACAGCTCCTTGCCGGTCAAAGCTTGACCATTGAAATCACAACCGATAAAGGAACCTTTAAAGTGAAAGGTGCTCTTGCCAATCAGGAATACCAAGGTCGTCGCTATGTCGGCTTTAAGGGTGAATTCGTTCGGGATGATTTAGCTGAAGGCGTATGGCAAGGTAAACAAATTCGATTCAAAAATCAATTTGCAGGCCATCTCTTCACACCGAGTGAAATTCAACAACTGTTGAACGATGAAACCATTACCTTTACGACCGAAAAAGGAACCTATACCGGTAAATTGGAAGTCCAAACCTATCAAGGTCATCAATATGTCGGATTCAAAGCTCAATTCCCTAAAAAGGAAGGTTATGTCTATGGCCAATTTAAAGGTCAAGAAATTTCCTTCAAAGGTGAATTTATGGGTTACCGATTCACGGATGATGATATTGACAAATTGCTAGCCGGCACGAAAATTGCCTTCAAAGGGAAATCGAAAGCCGGCAAAGAAATGATGGTTGCTGGTGGGTTGGAACAACAAACCTATCAAGGGCGTAAATTCTGGGGTAAACTAACCGTTTGCGCAAATGTAGAAACACATCCAATATACTCAATGTTCTACATTTAGTAACAATGACAATTAGAAAGCCCTGCATATCTCGCGAGAGATGTGTATCATTACAAAAGTTAAACCGAGGAAATACCTTAAAGCCTGTTTGCCACAACGTAGAATGAAAATTCAAGCGTGACGGTAGCGAAAGCAGAAAGAAGAAACAGGATATTGATACAATCCGGTAGTCGGCACAAGAACGAACGGTTGTAAAGCTGAAATACAAGCTAATGAGTAGCTAGTAAATAAAAATAGTGACTGCTAGAAAACGTTAGTGCTAAGTCAATGTTAACAAGGGTAAGTTTCGGTAGGAATGTCCTAAGTTTCAATGAAAGTTGAGATATGGATAACCTCCAACGACTATCCCCTGAAGGGGGAGTAAAGCCGTAAGTTTATGACGGAAGAAAAATATTTGGTCTAAACACTCATGAATTTGTGTTAGAGTGGCTTAGATTGACATATAGTCTGCGCACGTTCTGTAATGGAAGTGACTGGGAATTGACCCAGCTGTTAAGGGTTGCGCCTTAATAGAAACATGTCAAAAGTGCGAATGAACTTTGAAAATTGAATAACACGATAATGTTGCTTTTATTACCCGATATGATATAATAGTTTTATCAAATGAAAGGATAAACTATTATGACAGGGAGACCAAAATCTAAAAAAGGTGTGAAAGTGCACACAGCTTTCAAAATTTATCCAGCTGACAAAGCTAGAGCACAAGCAATGGCAGATAAACTGGATTTGACCTTATCGTCCTACGTGAACAAAGCCGTTTTGGAAAAGGTGGCAAGAGATGAGAAGTCAGAAGATTAGACTAAAGCTCACTAAAGAGCAAGAAAACCTTGCCTGGTGGTATAGCAAAGTTTCACGCAATTTCTGGAATCTCTTGGTCGATATCGATAAGCGGAACAACAAAGGTGAGTTTGATGAAATTTTGAGTAAAAATGGGAATAAGACCTATCACTCAACCTATTACAATCGAGATATTTATTGCCTCAATTCATCAGACTATCTCAACCTAGTTAAAATTGTTGTCGCTAAGAACTACGATGAGAATTGTGATAACTGGTCTTGGTATTATCAACCAAATCAATTCTTCATCTACTCCTCCCTCGCTAGGGAGTTGGTAAAGATCAGAAAACAGAATAAAGGAAGGTTAAACTTCCGTAGTGTGAATAAAAGTCAACCTAATTTCAACGTCCGATGTGACATGTTTCCAAGTCAGAAGCGCCTCAGTCGTATCTACCTGAAAGAGAATGGTAAACTTCAAATCCCGACATTGGGGGAGGTGGAGTATGGCTCTGTTCGAACCGACTTCGACTTATCAGGTAAGAAACAAGTTGCCAAGGTCTCTTTTGATGGAAAATACTGGTACTTATCCTACACGGAAGATGTTAATACCCAAGTGGTAGATTTACCCGAGTACACAGATGGAGTTGGTATCGATTTGGGAATCAAGACGCTTGCCACTATGTCGGATGGAACCATAGTTCCCAACATCAAGACTTTCAGACGCGTTCGAATTCTTGAGAAGCGCTTGAAACGCCTTCAACGCAAGGTCTCTCGTAAATATCGTATCAATCAATGCAACAAATACAATAAAACAAAAAACATTATCAAGCTAGAAAGACAAATCAAGTTGATCCACCGTTCTTTACGGAACATTCGGCGCAACCACATTCGACAATTTGTCTCTCGACTGGTCAAGAAACAACCGCAATACATTGCCATTGAGGACTTAAATGTAAAAGGTCTGTTGAAAAATAAATATCTTGCCAAAGATATTATGAATTGTGCCTTTTACACGATCAGAGAGCAGCTCATTAGAAAGGCAAGGGAGCGACACATAGCTGTTAGGTTAGTGGACGGCTTTTATCCTTCCAGTAAGACCTGCTCTCATTGTGGCAGTTATAAAAAGGATTTAAAACTCAATCAACGGGTTTATCATTGTCCAAACTGCCAAACAATTATGGATCGAGATTTCAATGCCTCATTGAATATTGCGAGAACTGACCAATATGTCCTAGCTTAATTAAATTTGTTTTATTGCCTTTGGAAACTAAAGGAAA